TTCTCATCCAATGCTAACTTGGCATTAGCTATTACATCTTTCTTACCTGCAATATCAGCAGCTTGCTGAGCCATAACTTGATCAGCTTTCATCTTACCTATACTCTGCCCACCTAATAACATCATCTTAATTTCTTCTGGGCCTAAACCTCTAAGATCTATATCTTGCCCAGCTAGAGCACCAGTCAAATCTTGCCCTACTCCAGTACTTACTGAAGCAGGGCTTTCCAGAAAGGGGATTGCTCAACGGCTCCTCCCTTAGCACTCATATTCTCTGCAGGAACATTAGTTCCATAACTACTTAGATTTGCAGCAGAGGGCTCTTGTACAGTTGTAGTAGTTCCATCAGCAGTCCTCTTAGTAGTAACTGCATCAGGCCCAGCCATGCCTCTAGGAGTAGGTGTAGGAATAGTAGTCCCACCCCCTAGAAGTTGTTTAAGAATATTCCCCCCAGCTTTCTGCACTTGCTGATTCCTTATCATCTCAGTTGTAGCACCTCCTATAGCCTCTCCAGCCCCAAGACCTTTAGAGAATCCTGAACCCATACCTGCTAACAACCTAAGAAAATTTGGATCAGTTAGAAGTTTTCCAGATGTAGAAGTTTCTGTAGCTGGTGGAACTTGGCCTGGTATATCAGTAGCAGCTGTATCACTAGATAGAAAATCAAAAATGCCCATATCATACCTCTAAATTAAGTAGTTAACCCACCGATAATAATCTGTCCGTTATTATTGCATATAGCATTTGCTACTGGTAGAGTAGTTGATAAGCTATAAGTTTTATCTGCCACACTTCTAGTTACTGCTACCATACCATTACTCATATATACATAGTCATTAAAGTCTACTAAACTCCAAGTATTGCCAGCAGTTACAGTTAACTTCTCTATCAGCACCCCTTCTACTATCTCATAAATCTTGGTCAACCCGCATACTATAATCATGCTAGTCAATACAAACACTTGAGGGTAGGGAAACCCATCTACAATAACATCAGTAACCATTCTAGTCAACTGATCTATAGTACATAAAACTCCATCTCTACCTACTGCCCCGTTACAAACCGTTAAGAAATTACTATCCCTTTGCAGTCTCTTACTAGGGCGTAACCCCTTAGATAATTGTTCACTCTCAATAGATAATGTAAAACCACCACCTCTATCAATTACTAAAGACATTAAAGTTCTCCATTAGTAGATTTAACTTCACCTTCTACAATTCCCATAGTACTGAAATCCCGATTAGGGCTTGGTTTAACACTATCCACATCAGCAGTTTTTAAAATGCTGATACGTTCTCTAATCTTAGGAACTGCCTTTTTAAGAAGATCTTCGTAATTATCAATAGGATTTTCCCCCTCTACCATTTCCATAACTGCCACCACAACATCTTTCTTATCTCTAAACTCAGGATGCGCTGCATAGAATTCACTATTAAGTTTACTCATAGCCATATGATTAGCTATAAGATTACCTACAGTTTCTGGAAGAAGCAACAAAGTTCTCTCAACTGTAGCATTTATAATATCTTCTCTCTCTTCTGCAGTAATCATAGTAATCTCCTAATAGTATTATTCAAAGAATAAAGTTGCTATTCCAATTACAAAACCTACAACAGCTCCAACTACTGTTCCTACAGGCCCCCATGATGATCCAATATAAGCACCAGTTACAGTATTTGAAAGTACTAAAAGCCCTTTAGAAACTCCAGACCTTCCTACTCTATCAGCAGTTTTTTGAAATGCTCTAGTTCCCTGAAGGGCTCCAATAGCCATTAATTCAAATCCTAATACTGTAAAAGGCCATAGAATGTCTCTTGCAGCATTAGTATAATTATCATCATCTGCAGCCAACTTTGATGTAAAGTATAACTTCATAGATAATGCATATACTTTAACATTTCCTGAATTCCAATTCAACGAGGTTATAAAATCAGTTTGGATATTAGGGAGAAGTCTAAACTTTACTTCCTTACTTACATCACTCAGCATCTTTAATCTATAATCCTCTATTACTGCTTTACCTACTACAAAGGATGATGAGTTGGTACAGTTTACATTACGCATACTTAAAGTAAATGCTGCAAGCTTTAATGTTATATCATCATCTATAACCTGCATCCTAGATTTAATATCTGAATCTATATCTGGATTATTAAATATCTCTGAAGCTACCTTATTCCATAACTCCTCAATATCCAATCCTGCCATGTACTTTCCGAAGGTATCATAGAGAGATGGAAAACTCCCCATAATATATCCAATTCCAAAGAATGCCTCATCTGTAGTGATGTTAGTAAACCCTAAATAAGGGGAATCATCTATGATAGTATTTCTAACTGCTGTAGTATTGTTAAGAAAACTATTATGAGCTTCCTCTACATATGGAGCATACCTAGTAGTCCTTACTACATCTCCCCCAGAACTTCCCCCACTTCCACCCCCGCCCATAATTAATCCTTATTAGTAAGTAAGAGCTGCAGCAACTCCTAATACAGCACCAGCTCCAGCTCCCCAAGCACTGCCTGCAGTACTTGCAGCTGTAGTTGAGGTAGCCGCAGTATTAAAATTACTACCTATAGCTGCTCCCATAGCAGCACCACTAAGAGCTCCCCCTAATACTTTAGAGGCAGTAGAGGCTCCAGCTACGTCTGTCTTCGTATTAATAGCGCCTTGAAGAGCTCCGAGAGCTGCCCTCTCAAAATCCAAAACTGTAAATGGCCATAACCTATCCTTAGCAACCATAGAATAATTAGCATCATCTACGTCAATCTTGGTAGAATAGTAGAACTTCATTATCTCAGAATATACACCTATAACATTCTTATTCCAGTCAAGATGAGCTCTCCATCTACCATCAGCCAGTGAGATCATCTGGTACTTTAAATTAGCACTGAATAAGGATAATGCTTTAGTTTTAGCATCTTCTATAATAGCTTTACCTATAACAAATGATGAACTCATTACAGAATTAATATCTCTAGCACCTGTCTGTAATCTAGGAACAGAGTTGATAATTATATCTTCATCCAACATAGCAGATTGTGCAGATATTAAATCTTTAACTACTGCAGATTCTACTGTACTTCCCAATATCTCATTCCACAAAGCTTCGATATCAAGCCCTGCCATGAACTTCCCGTACATATCATACAAGGAAGGGAAACTACTTATAATATATCCAGCCCCAAAAAATCCATCATCTACATCTATATTAACATACCCTACAAATGGAGAGTTATTTATAACAAGATTTCTTTTAGCCTGTATTGTAGATAGGAAATTACTATGGGCAGACTCTACATAAGGAGCATATCTTACAGTAGTAGTCTGATCACCCCCACTACTACTACTGCCACCTTTACATAAAGCTACCTCTCCTACATACTCTTCATAATTAGAAGATACTTCTATATAGGAATTAGTAACCCCATCCCATATAAACTTTATCTCAGAATATATACGCATAGTTAATCTCCTACTTTAAGACTATACTTCCTGAGAATTTCCTTAAATCCACAAAGTTCATACAACTCCCAGCATCTTGCAATATCTGATTCACAGGTAATGTATTTACAATTCTCTTTCTTTGCAAACTTTGTTATAAACTCGAAGTCCTCTTTCCACTCATCATTACCTGTAGGCCTCCACGAATATAAAACAGGTACAAATAATTGCTTATTACCATTAATCTTATCTACTTGAATCTCAGTAATCATAAGAGCTACAAGCATCCTTTTATCATTCAATCTAACCCAACACTGGGCCTTATCATTTAAGAGTTTATGAAGTGTATGATTGAATATAGATCTAAAATCCTCTGTCTTTACCTCATATACTTTAGAGATGGCAAACTTAATTAATTCCCAGAAGGGGGTAATTTGTGTAACTGGAAGTTTAACTATCATACTATACCCCTATAACTATTGTTTATTAAGAACATCCAAATATGCAAAGTTTAATACCTTGCCATATACCTTTATATAATCTATCTTAAAGTCCTCAAGTACTGGAGCTCTAAGTTTAAACTTAAACTCTATCCCAAAACACGGAAGATGAAAGATTCCATTAGGATTTACTAATACCCAGGGAGTGCTTTGGAAAGCAGCATCTTTAGAAAGTCTATAATCTATTGAACCTTCTAATAAACCACTAAGATTAGTCCCCACTTCTACATATTTAATACTCTTATTCTTCCTACTACTAAGATCAAATATATCTGTACTTATCTCAAAGGTAGGAGTTGTTATTACAATAGGAGATCCTACATACTGAATCCCTCCCTGAGTTTCTACGCTAGTTATATTATTAGGACCTTTCCCAAAACTTTTACTTGAAGGATTATATATATAACCTGTAACCCCGTCACATATATATAAGAGTTTATTTAAACTATCCCAAGACAGAGTAAGATCACCCATACTTGATAAGTACTCAGAATACCCTAAATCTTCTGGCCGCATAGTCTCTTCAAACAATGACGATTTTCTAGCTAATTCTCCCATAGAAAATAAGTGCCCAGAAGTATCAACAAAGAAGTGTATTGAATTATCTCCATTAACAGCCCCTCTTCCTTTAATACCTATTTTATAGATAGTCTGCATTCCATAAGTAACACCAGAAGGAAATAAACTAGAGACTCCATTCTCACCATATACTATAACTTTATTTCCTAATTTCTTAATACTGTAAACCCACCCAGCCCAATCAAGAGGTCTAGCCCCTGCTATATTATCTTTCCAGATTGTAAAATCAGAACTGCCAATATTAGACCACTTTACCCAATTCTTCTTAACAGTGTCTACCCAAATATCTCCTAGACTTCCAATTACTAATTGGTTAAGTCCAGAAGGTATTAAGGAAATTCCTACCGTAAATTTACTAGTAGTTCCAATACCTAATTTGGAGGTACTACTTGATACAACTCCGTTATAAAATTCTCCGTAAGATACTGCTGCTAAGCCATCAATATCTACATCATACCAATTTACGTTTATAGTAGCGGTATAATCTATAGGAGCTGCAGGATACTTAGTTATTACTCCTATAGACCTGATACCAGTTTTAGAGGTAGTATTAGGAAAATTATTTCCTGGAGATTCAGTTACCAATTTTAACGCAAGTGTAGATACAGGGTATGTAGTAAATACCTTCGCTACACCTTTAAATATGGGAGTAGTAACTTGAGACATTTATGCCTCCAGTTTAAATACTTACAACCGCATAAGCATCAAGTACTGAGTTAATGGCCAGGTTCCATAATACTAAACTTCCAGATACTGGAATTACTAAACCTTCAGGAAATGTCCAAATCACCCCAGTTCCGATAGTTGCAGGAAGGGAAATTCTCCTTATTAAATTAGCAGGTACAGTAGGCCCTGTAGCCCATGCAAGAGCAGACTGGATAGTTCCAGTAGCCAGCACATCATTCGGATCTTCAGGTTGAAAATCTACAGGGGTCGTAGGAGTATCTCCAACAGCTGCAGGCCTTCCCAGTCCAATAGTACTAGCTGTTGCAGCAGCCAGGAAGAATCCAATCTCATGAACTTTAACTCTTCCTGGAGTAGCACCAGTTCTAATCTCCCAGCCAGCTGTAGCATCCGCACCACTTACAGTTCTAACCGCTAGACTTAATTTCATAACTTAACCCTCCCTATGTGGATTTAATCCACACAGCAATAATATTATACCTTATCTTCAACCGTTTCCATAACTGCGCTAACAATAATAGGAGTACCATCCGTAGCAGTGATAGTTCCACCTGCATCCTTATAACTTACAATAATATCAGTACGTTCATAGATAGTTCCTACGGCCGCATTCATATAGATGATAGCCCCAGAAGTAATAATACTTCCACCTGTAGCATTCCACTGTGCAGGATTCCAAGTCATCTCCACTCTATCATCTACTATATTCAACGTACGAGTAATGCCTGAAAGTGTGAGACCTCCAGCAGTATAACCATTTCCAGTAGGAAGTTCACTAACCAACACATCTGCATAGGTATAGTGAGTATCCTTATTAAATACAAATCCTGGACTCATTAGAATCATTTTAAAAGTAGAGGCTAGATACGGATACCACAATTGAGACTTCCATGCATTCGGAACTTGATTAGCCATTGGTTAACTCCTCCTGTTTAACTATATATTTAACTCTAAAGAAAACTGCATCCGGAGTTTACTACTCATACCCATCTTTATTAACCTCTTATACAACCCTGCCGTTAATATATACTCAATTAAAAATCTATCTCTTTGCTGTCTATAACATAAACCATTATTCTTTATATATGCTAAGATTATATCTCTGTTACTATCCTGAGTAATTCTCTTATCATCTAATGCCACCCTAGGAGTTTTAGCATAAGGGATATCTATCACAGAATATGCTGGAATACTTGTATCATACCAGCGTAACTTAGGAATACTATCCTGTACAAATGCTACGGCAGGTTTCAAGTTAGAATCAAATGTAAAACTTATCTCTGTTATATTAGGAGCGCTATAAATAATTAGAGGTAAGATGCTAGGGTCATTAGGAACATCTACAGTAATATCATCTCCTATCAACCTGCATCTCCAGATTTGATAGAGTCTTCCTTGGCTATTATCTCCTATAGCAATTCCGCCATCTTCATAATCTAGTAGATTATTTACATCAAACTGTTTAGCTTGGATGAAATTACCCGCTATTACAGAAGATGATATTACATTATCTGGTAACATTATATAGTTTTCCTTCCCCAGGAATGTCTAACTACCAAGACTAGGATATCGGAAGAGGTCTTCATAATATTAGGAACAAATCCTATTTGATAGGTTCCGATACCTAAATATAATTGTAATGCCCCTAAACCATCAGCATTATTGCCTATAGTTAGGTCTGCTGTAATAGTAGCATCAGCGTAAAATGAGTTATTTATATATGTTGCCCATGTAGGATAAATTCCGCCATATGCAGTGCCCGTAGGATAAGATTCTATAGCAGCTATTGCAGCAGTAAGACCTCCATAAAAAATAGCCCCAGAGATACTAGCATTCTCAGCCTGCCCCCTAATATTAGACCACCAAAGAGTTGTAGTACACCTACAAGCTCTACTAGTCCAATCATGTGTAGTAGTTCTAAGTAATATACTACCAGTTAAATCTACTGTAGGTACATAATATCTACACTGATAAGTTACATCAAGAGTTTCAGTGCTTAAAATAGTAAGTGTAGTAGGGGCTCCTGTACCATCAAGAATTAAAGCCCTACTATATAGATTACCTACTGTTGCAGTAATACCTACTCCTACTTCAGAAAGAGTTCCAGTTGCGACTCCAGCAGCAAATCTATAAGTCACAGTCCTTGACGCATAATAGGGAGGAGTAGATTGTATACCCTGTACAGTACTCTGAACTGCTGTAGTCCCAGCAACTAATGTAACTAACTGGGTATCACTAACTGCTGGGACTGTAGATCCACTCCCTACCTGGCAAGCATCTAGCCAGGTGCTTAGAGTCCCCATTTGATTCAAACCCTGATTTGTAATCAAATTAGGGAACCAGTCAGCTAGGACCCTCTTAGTACCATCCTCACTAATAGCCTCAAACTTAAACCATCCTTCAACTTCTGTATGTAACTCTAAAATAGGCTTATCCAAGACTTCCTCCTATAACTGTTGAACCTAAAGATTCTGTAGCCTCAGGTAACATACTATAACTTACTATTGTAATACCTACTCCTAAATCTCCAGATATTAAACTTGCCCCATAAGCTTCAGTAGCTTCAGGTTGATAATTACTGTAAACTTTAAGTATAAATGCTACTCCAAGATTACCAGTAATTATAGAAGCTCCTGAAGATTCTACCCCTTCAGCCGCCCCACTAGTATAAGACACTAAGAAGAATGTCTGAGTAAGATTTCCTCCAACTAATGGAGCTCCGTATGATTCAACTCCCTCAGGTAATCCACTATTGTATGTTTGATTAGTATACCTCATACTAATCAATGTAGCACCTAAGGATTCAGTAGCCTCAAAAACTTCAATTGGATAAGGTTTACTTGTAACTTCTGTAAAAGGATCAATTAGATCTAAAACATTATTCCAGTATCCACAAGGATCATGAGTAGAAGTTATAGGAATTCCACTTTTATCTTTAAGATTCCACACTGGATGATTAACATCTACTATAGCATCACCAGTATTATACCTAGTACCTGCTAAAGTCTTATCTATTTTAAAAGGCCCTGGATTTTTATAAGTTTTCCAATCCATAATATTTCCAATACTAGCCTTCTAATTCAACTGCATCAGTAGTACTTTGGCTTATAAAGTCATATTCTAAATCCCTAAGATCAGTAGCCATAGCTTCATCAAAGGTTCTGAGGTTTCGTGCACTATTGTACATTATATCTAATTGCCGCAAAGCAGCAGTGATTAACAAGTTAGGGTGATTAAGAGTCCAATAGTTAGTATCAATATCAGCAACTAATTTAGGACTATAAAACAATCCTGAAACTTCAATAGCATAATCAGTTGCAGGAGGTGGGATTATTATTAACCCATTGACAGTTGAGTCAGTAGGTGAAGTTGTATCTAAATAAGATATAAGAGTTGCAGAATCAGTAAAAGTTCCAGTATCTGGTACACGTCTAAAGTTTGTAGGATAGTAGTATAAAGGCCTATCCTGAGTCATGGTAGTTAACGGTGTAGAATATACACTATTACTTTGATATATAGATCTAAGTTCATATTCATCTAGAGGTTTGAGCTCAGTTCTACTATCAGAATTGAGAACCCATACTTCCAGGACTGATCGACAATCAGTAAGAGGGACTTTAAAAGTACCTGCTGTCAAGTCTTTATAATATTTCCCTAATGCTGGCCCGTAGTCAAACTTACGATCTAGAAATCTCTGTCCTTCATTTATATATACGTCTGCCCCGGCATCTATAAATGCGGTGCCAACTAGATCATATCTTCCAGAAATCTTAGTAAACTGAGTTCTTACTTCTAAGAGGTTCATTTCAGAAGTCCATATTCATATTGATGTTAACAGTTACTACATCTCCACGATCTTCATTATAAGGCATAGGACCACAACATCCGCCACCTTTCTCTTCATGATCTCTCTTACGTACTGTGTCTATATATCCAACCCTAGTACCAGTTTCAGTCTCAAATTTCTGAATGGCTTCTGCTATAGTAGCGTTAAGCTCCCCTCTCTTCTTCTCAAGATCACCAATAGTTAAATTCTTATTAGGTTCCATTGTTATCCCTATGATGATTTAATCAACGTAGCACCGAGGGGACTCTCATCCCCCCGGCACTCATGTTAAATATTAGACTGCGTTAGCAGTATTGAAACCATACAGATAACCCCAACCATCAGGGTGATGGTACTCAAGACCACACTCAGTGAGATACTCTTCCTTGATGCCATCACGAGAAGTCCAACCACCCTTCTGCAGACGATCATCGGCTTTGTACATAGTATCCTGAATGAAGCGATACTTAATGTCCTTCGGCTCCAAGATCACCATTGCATTCCTGGTGGTGACCTCATGAGAGAAGAGTGGATGGGTCATGATGTTGATAGTACCGAAAGCAGTTACCCACTTGGTTACTTTGATACCATAGTCCATCGTGGCCGCAGAGTAATCGAAATTACCTCCGGCCTTAATCAGGGAGTTAATACCAAGAATTGCGCCCGATCCAGCGAATGCCAACTTCTCAGAACTTCCCTTCCTGAAGATAACTTCCAACTGAGTATCCAACCACTCCTCACCGCCCTGCAACCAAGTCTGCCCGGAGAAATCAGTATTGGCTGCAAAGTTATTGACCGTGCCGGCATCACCGCCACTTCCAGTATACCCACCCTTGATTGCAGGAATGATACCCAGAGTAGTACGTTCAGGCTTACCATTATCACCAGTACGCTCAGAAGGTACACCAAACAAGAAAGCTTTCTCCATCTCAATGGAGTGCAATTCCAGAGCTTCCCTCTTAGCTCCCTTATAATGCTCACCAGTCCGAAGACGGGTCTGCATAGCAGTACGAGTCATCTCAAGAGGGGTCCTAAAGATTTGAGTGAAGTTGTACCACTTAGCTGGGCCATAACTAATCGCATCAGGCATAGCAGCGCCCTCAGCATTAGCATTACCGATGATCAAAGCTGCATCACAATTACTGAGATCACCAGCAGTAGAGTTATCATCAGCCTCAAGCAGTACTACCTGGATGTAAGAGTTTTCCCCACTAGAAACACGGCCAATAACCTTAGCCACTACATCAACTGTAAGATCACTTGCATCCCGAAGAAGTGCAATATGACCAGTACGGAAGTGACTAATATCATCAGAACTCATCTTCACATAGAGTTGATCATTAGCAAGAGCCCCACTTACATAAGCTACAGAAAGGCCAGAGTCAGTGTAGACCCCAGTCACCGTTGCCCGCTGAGTGGCCAGAGATTTAGTCCACCAGTTGAACTCAGGATCAGTAGTTTTCTCACTTGTCATTTTACTCAAGATTGCAGTAAGAGGGGCGGAGCCATTGGGATAGCGATAGAGAATCGCCTCCCGCCAATTTTTCGGACGCTGATCAGTAACCCAATCACCAGTACCACGCATACCAAGAAATGCCATCTCATTCACCATTCATTAAAAGTTAGATTAGACTGCCGCACTAAACGGCGAGGCAGTATCAGAACCAGCCGGACAAGATACAACACCATTTACTGCCCACACATCAGCTGCTACGTCAACCAATTCGATGAAATCTCCAAGTTGCCCACCAGTAGAAGTTCCATTAAGAGTGATGGTATCTGCATTAGCAGGAGCAGGGTACATAATCGCAGCAATAGTACCTACAAGATCAGCATCTTGATTGATTACATTACCTATGAAGTTAGCATTAGTTGTATCCGCTACAACAATTACATAACTTGAGGTATTAAGGACACTTACGATAAACTTGTATCGTGCCCCACTTCCAGTAGCTTCAGGAAGAGTGAGAGTAACGAGAGCATTGCCGCCTACTTCCCCAAGCATACATACTCGACCTTCATGAAGAACTTCTGTAATTGCTCCAGTATCTGTTAGAGTAACTACCCTACCAGTGAGATCACAAGTTCTGACAATCTCAGCAGCAGTGGCCGTATTACCGTCACATACTCCATTTACCTCAGCAGCAGTTGCCAGATTATTAATCTTAGCAATGGTAGCTACACCTGCATTATTAATAGTAACATCCTGACTAAGAGCTACACTAGTCATAGTAGTTCCATTACCTACTAGGATTTTACCATCACCCTTACCATCAAGAGCTGCAGCCACTCCAGCAGTACCAAGAAGAATACTGCCAGTAGCTAGGGTGATTTCACCTGCTGAAATCGCTCCGATAGCATTAAAGTTACAGGAAGAGTTAGTCCCAATATTCTCATAGAGACCAGTAATACCTGTAGCTACATTACGATCTATGAATATGCACCCTTTTGCATATCCAGCAGTTGCATTTGAAGGTACATCAGTACCTGTAGCCATAAGGATCTTTTTATCCTTATCGCGCATAAGAACCAAGATCTGTCCTGAGGTTCCTGCCAGCGAAGATGCTACTGGAGCTCCCCAAGGATTAAGACCAAATTTAGCTAGCCTACCTAAAAGACTCATTGATTACCTCCTCCTTACACGTAAGAGCTTTCAAATTCACTAAGAACAATAGCGCCGGTCTGCGAAGCATTGGCCTGCAAGAAGAACATAAACGGAATTACTACTTCTCCAGCATCGAAAGAGAAGGTAGATACTACAGAAGGTTCAGCGCCATCTACTGCAAAGGTTACACTACCATCAACAGCTACATCTACTCTAAGTTCATGGGTTTCAGTATCTGCCCAATTCTCAGTAGTGGCAGTAGTAGTAGTAGTAGCAGCATTAAGAATAGTTTCAATCTTAATATCACCACTGATTACGTTGAGAACTGCCATTTCATCATAATCATCCAGATTGGTCTGGTATGCTTCAGCTTTACGAAAACCAAATGCACAGTCGTCAGTACCGGCTACTACTGCAATACTGAATTTAAGGCGAGCGAAAAAGGCCCGACCTACAGTATAAGAGCGAATAGCCCGAGCAGTAATACCCGCAGCAAAGTTAATTTCTCTACCATCATTATCTGCCTGGTCACCAGATACACTACAGCCAGTAGCAGCTAGAGATCCTAGACCGATAATAGTCTGAGTACCTTTAGCTACATACTCAAATACATTAGTACCAAACTGTGCAGTATTTGCAGTATCGGCAGTACCACTGGGATTAGCAGTAGTTGCATTTACTACCTGACAGACGGGCTGAACTTTAAATTCCTCGAAGCAATACCTAGCTTCATTACCCTGCTTGATAGCACCAGGAACTTTAAGATCCCCTTTCATCAAATTATCAATAAATCCACCTTCGCCAACCATAACTGTCTCCTTATTAATCAGTAATTAAATCGTTGATCTCATCTTGAAATCCATTAGAAGGGGCCTTAGGAGTTTTAGAACTCTGAGTCCCTCCAGGAAGAGAAGGCTTATGTTTAGTAGTATCAGTCTTCTCTGTACTTACATCCTCTACAACAGCCTGTAAATTAAGAGTTTCCTTAGTACGTTTAGCTGCTTCAATAAGTACCTGACTAATATTCCACTCGGGTTGTTCAGCAGATACTGTATTAGCTACATGCGCCACATACTGTTTTACTTTCTTAAGTTCAGGATATGTAGTATAAAACTCAGTTGCTACATCCCTAATGCTAGTTTGGCGTTGAACAAAATCTCCAACAACATTAGGAAGATTAACCAAGGTTTCTTGTTTTGCATGTTCTTTAACTACAGCCATAGCATCTTTGAAGAACTTTACGAAGTTTTCTTTAGACTCCATAACTGAGTCGAAATCCATATCCTTGAAAAGATCATCAAGTTCTGAAATTTTTACTTCTACTGCTGGAGTCTCAGTTGTAGTAGGAACAACCTTAGCAGTTCCAGACATCGTATCCACCAAAGTGGTTAAGGTCTCAATCTGCTTCTTAAGTGCTTCTACCTCACTAAGTTCAGGAGTAGTAGTGGTTGGAGCAGGAGGAGTTGCACCTTCTGTCGCAGTAGTTGCTGGAGTTTCAGTCACAGTAGTACTCTCCACAGGCTCTTTACCCGAAGGCGTTACATCTGTAGCGAGTGCTGCATCTGAGGGTTTATCAGCAGATTCTATAGTATAAGGTGTCGCATCAGCAGCTGCACCATCACTAAACAATTCTGCAATTACTTCTACATTTCCCATACCTGTGGAATCCGTATTGTCAGTGGCCGGTGCTTCCACAATAGGATTACCATTCTCATCAAGGTTCATCTTCAATTTCCTCTTCATTTGGAGTAGTGTTATCAGTCATAGCATTTTGCATCAAGTCTTGGAATATATCCCCTACAAGTCTTAAAGCTGCTATGGCCCCACGTGTTTCAAGATACTTCTTACTATCACAAACTTCATTATAATCTCTAAGTTGCTCGATACGAAGAGTTAACTCATTGATGAAGTCTATATGGATAGTACTTTCGATAAAACTTCCAATAGATCCAGGTGAAGAGATAGGTGTATAGTCTCTTACTGGATTCAATGGTAGATTTTTAAGTTCACGTTCCATAAGACTCCTTAAACTTTTCTATGCTCGCATGGTGCGTTCCGCGCCAATGCTCGCTAAAAAAACCTACATCAAACACGTATAAAGATGAGAATACCAAATGTGCATCTAACATGCCCGTCGCAGGTACACAATGAGAATACCATGGGCTTGCCAGGCCACTGTCCTACATCAGCAGTAGTATAATACAACAGCAACAGCACCTTGAAAAAGAATAAGCATGATTTGAGATCTAAGTTAATGGCACCAAGTTACCTGCATCAACTTGACTTCTAATTCCTTCATTCGACATAGATTTCTGTTGGATGTTACCACCCTTCCTTACAAAGTCATTAACGTTCTTTGCACCCAAGTTACGGGCAATATGTGTGAAGATACGTACTACATCAAAGTTCTGCGCGAGTTCAGGATTAGATCCTAGGATCTGAAATAGTTGAACCCAAGTATCAGCGTAGTTTCCACCTGGGATGGATCCATCCCTGACCATTACATTATAGTTGATGTCTAGCTGATCAGGACTTACAATGACTCGTCCACGATCTACAGACTGTTCAAATTCCTTGAGAAGAACATCTTGCCAATCTCCAGCAAGTTTAATATAACTCTCATTAGTCATCATTTGTTTGTTATGATGGCCGAAGAACATACCTATATCTTGCAAGCCCTGCATACCTACTACTTTAGCAATTCTCTCCAGCCTGTTAAGTCCTCCAGCGCGGGTACCTTGGAATTCTGTCCCAGTAAGCCGATCAGGACCTCCCTGCCTAAGTGATCCTGACATAGCGGAATCGGCTCCAGAAATCCGATCCATCCACTGTACGAGCCATGTTGAATCAGCAATGTTTCCCCGTGTGACGTCCGAAACCCCAAGCTGTTGAGCGACGTCTTTAACTCCCTTTCCCCAAGCTGGGCGACGGAGTCTGATGAGTTTTCCAGGAGCCGGGTTCTTAAGATCATTACTATTCACTAGGTAAGGATCGTAGATAATCATATCGTTAATGGCTTTCCTCACATTAGCAACATGACTGTTGAACATGAAGTCGAGGACTCCTTGCATTCCGTAGAGAATTTCTATCCTACTGATGGGGGCCAATGAGTATCCATCATAATCAGGGGCGATTACACTCACTGGGAACTTATTGTGATCTAGATTAGCTGGGTTAGCCCGTAGTACAATCTCATCAGACCCAAGTTCAAAGTACCACATCTCAGGGTACTCACTATCTCCCAGGCCCCAATCCTTAGGAATGAGTCTAACGAACATTTTCACCCTGTCCAAAGCACTGGAAGTACTCTCAGCAAATTGATCCCTAGTGGACATACCACTCTTGGTATTCCTACCAGTATTGTCACCAGAGATAATCCCCGATCTTCTCCCATTCAACTGTTTGAGATACTTAACATTGAACAGGTCTGAGTCATTCCTTTCTTCACTCAACAGAGTCATGTAGTTGGTAGTGTTCAACCATCCTACATACTCCCCCCTTTGAGGTTCATGTATAGGGACATTAACATCTGGGAGATATAAATAAGGGTCAATATTTTCAAGAGAATTCCCCTCAAAAAGAAGTTGATTCTCCATTACAGTAGTAGTCTTACTACCAAATCCCAGGAATCCCCCAGAAGTCTTTTTAACAGACTTCCTCCCATACTCAGTAACCCAAGTAGGGGTAGTAACTCCAAACCCATAAGAGAATGCATCTCTAGCTTGAGTATGTAAGTTAAGCCCCACCTTATTCTTTTGGCACTGGAGGCTGATAAGTTTTTCTAGAAGGATTGCTCCAATTACATCACTCGGTCCAGTACCTTCATATCTGAAGATAGGTTCCTGAAGAAAGGCCGCTACATAGTAACTCAGAAGAGTTTCCAATACTGTATAAGAGTATGGAAAGACTACAGAGATAGGCTTTCTTGAATCCTTCTCCTTAAGAAGATTCTCCTTCTCATCTGCAGGGATGTAGGCTGTAAGAGTGAAGTCTATCTCATTCCACGCAGCATGTCTCCTAGACATAACCTTAGCACTATTGTAGGCCCTCTCCATAACTTCATCTCTGACGCGATTATGAAGTTTAGAGCCAGGAGTAAAATCCAATCCATCTGGATAAGCATACTCATGCTTAACTCCCATGGACGGGTTAGATGATCTATAATTACCTTCTCCCCTTAGAACTGGAGGCATAGTACACACCGATTGCTATAATGATTTAATCAACGTAGCAAGGTCAAATGATCTGACCCATATCTTCCATCTCGCCTTCGCACTCCAATGAAGCATAATCTTCATCTGGGGGAGCTTCTTCAGTATCATCTGAAGGGTCAAAGTAAATAGCATGCTTATCTAGGATGTAGTTGATGTAAGCTAATGCATCCATCGCGTCCCACAACTTACTACGGGGAAACCCCAGGAGTTGCCCCTCTAACTTTCCGCAGCCACTCTTGTTATGATACACATATCCCATCTTGTAGAGGGGGGCAAGAGTGGCAACTCTCTCCTCTTTACTCCGCTTAGCAGGAAGCTCAATAAGCATGGGATGCTTACTTCGGATCCTACACTCATTCTCAATCGGCTGGGTTATAAAGTTACTCAACCCCACTGCGTCGTAACCAAGAATGAAAGACCCATAGACAGTCACCTGTCTGAACATCTCCTCATATAACTCATCAGGGTAGAACTTCCTACTAGTCACTTCCCTGACATATATGCGACGACTCTTCCTATCAATGGCCACAGTAAGGATGGCCGAATCAGCACTCTGCAATTTAACTGTTCTTGCAGGATCCACTATGGTAATGTGAAGAAGATTATAAGTCCTAACCTCCTCCTCACCAATCTTCAACTTATCCATCTGATCTTCAAAGTACTTGAAGTACTCTTGCTTGAAGACCGCATCTTCCGAGGATATAGGAATATTCATGCGCTCCATATAGAAGGCATCCAGTGTTCCCAGCCTCCTATGTTCCTCAACCTCCTTGGCAATCTCCTCATCTGTCATATAGTTGGGATCATAACTCTTGTAATCCCCATCACAGATGGACAACTGAACAGATGCCCACTCGGGAGATTCTATTAAATCAACCAGGAGAGAATCCTCATGTTTGATGGTATCTATGTAAATGAATACGCACCCCTCTGAGTATTTATCCTCTGTCTTCATCAAGTCTGAGTGAAACCATTCCTTCAGCTTCTTCCTATTCTCCTCACTCTTGATCTCATTCTTATCTTCCAAGTCATCAATGATAACTAACTCCGGGCGATGATTAGCCCAGTTGAGTCCACGTACCTGTTGACCTGCACCACGAGGTAGAATGAATGTTGATCCATAAGCAGTCCAAGCACTCTTAGCAAAGCTCTCATCCATCCCTTTATCAGTACCAATAGCATCCTTGATATTCCCGAACATCTGTTTTACTTGCTGATTACTGAGAAGATCCCTCTTAACATTCTCCGTCTGCATTTCAGCACTAGTGGCTGAATTACTCATATATACGATAAATGAGTGAAGTCGAAATAGAATCGACCTCATTACTACAGCCCGGGCTATAGAAGTCTTACCAATACCACGAGGAGCTGCAATAGCAATTCTCTTATGACCTGCATTGATCAACTCAAATATCTGATCATGTAGGGTGGAGAAGTCAGCATAGAATATATCTGGAAAGATCACCTTACAAAAGACCTTAACATCCAGAATACAATGTGCTAGGACTTCATCTAACCCTGAGTCTTGATTAGGGTTCATTAAATTTCCACAATAAGCATTACTGTAGCTGTAGCTTCATTACCTGTTATATAAAGTTTCTGAGGTTTACCCGTCAAGGAAAGTTGCTTAAGGTCATATGCATTGGCTGCTTTACACTTGAAGATCACAGGGCCAGAGGCACTACCTTCACGTACAGTAAGAATATTATCAGTAGCGGCCGGGACAAACTGTAGGGACTTTGCTCTAATCCCATTTACCCTAGCCCCATCTGCCAACCCCAAAGTTGCAGAAGTAATATCGAAAGCCGTAGCCCCATCCAATGTCACATTGATAAAACTCTCACCAACTACAACTGTGTTAGACATTTAGAACCTCATAATAGTATTCCACCATGATCTAACATCGAACTGTGGACAAGTCTTATTCTTATCAAGGTCACAGTGACCAAGAACTTCTGCATTTTTGTAAGTAAACTTAAGACCCTCAATCAACTTGGCAAGAGAGGCCCACTGCTCAATGGTGTAATTAGCTTTAGGCTTACCACCTATAAGACATACTCCAATACTGTGAGCATTATGGCCTGCTACATGAGCACCTGCCACTTCAAGATCTCGACCAAACTCTACAGTACCATTCCTACGAATCACATAGTGATAGCCAATATCTTTCCAGCCCCTCTCTTTAATGTGCCACTGACGAATCTCATCAGTACCAATATCCATAGTTGATGGAGTATCTGCGCAATGAATGACTATTAAATTGATGGATCTCATTTTGCTAACTCCTTCACAAGAGTGGATAAATCAGAGAACCCCTTATCAATGGAAGTCTCTACTCTGGATAATCTATCAGTTATATCTTTAAACCTGTGGTCTGAATCCTTCTGACACACAGTACAAGTATCTTTATATACTACATCTTTCTCAAGTTGAATTGCTCTATCTTCCCCTACAGCAAGTCTTTCTCTAAATCCTGCCCAAGCTAAGAGAGCTCCAAAGAGTGCGCCAATTCCTCCAATACCTCCAGATTGAATCAGATCATCCATTACTATACCCTAAGGATTCTGGCTTATTCTTAGCAGCCCAAAATGCTGGCCCACCACATAAATGTACTGCTTGATAGTATATCTTTGCTCGTCGAATTCTCAATAGCTTCAGCCATTTCCAACTACAGCCATCATCTATTAACCGAAGCATATTGTTTAAGAAAACTCGATCCGCTTCATTTTTATCCTCTAATGTGGCCCCACAGATATACATCCAATCGTGGATATTACAAGCTGGAGTAATACATAGTCCATAGATTGTATCTGGAACCAGTATACCAATGACCCCTCTCGTACCACATCCATTCGTAGCATTAGCACGAGCTTCTGGTGTCAACTTCCAATACTGGTCAGGGGCAAATAACTTACTCATAATCAGTTTCATCCTGGTTCAATAGCCATCTGACCTGAAAATCCAGCTAGTTCTCTAGCTCTCTCTTTAATCCTTTCTATATCATCCAACGTAAAATGCCCATGGACATTTCTAGTGTCAATCCTCTGAGTAGGTTTCCCAATCTCACGATCCATCAGATTGTTCGCTTCCTTCATAATGGAAGACCCGCTCAGCTCACGGCCAAGAACTTGACCAGTCTCCAGAGCTTCCCTCACTCTTTGAAGAGCGATAGGAGCTAGGTCAGCAATATCCTTCGCCAGGTCGATAGTCCCAGCATCACGAGCCGCCCTCATGATGGTGATCTTATCCTGCACCACCGGAGAGTTCCTAACATTGGAAACCTGTTGAGCAGTTACATTAAGAGCTTCACCAATCTCTTGGTTATTCTGCCCGAGGATAATCCTCCTAGCAATCTCATGATGCCTATCCCACATCTCAGCTACTTGCCATCCCTTCTTCTTAGCAACTTCACCAGGCGCAGTTTTATTCTCAATCCTACGGGCATCCTTACGATCAGGCTGTAGATACCTATCCCCTGGATAAGAGTACACTACCTCCTGCCCAGCAGCATTGATGACAGTATTTGTGATAACACTAGACATAAAAGTCCTCCAATTGTGAATCCATTTTACCATGCTCATAGGAATAAATCAAGGCATCATTTGGCACATAGTAGGCTACTAGTTAGCAATTCTGAACCTCGCCCAGTGGATCACCTCAGTGATCTTGGCCTGTGCTGTATGGATTAAATCCACATAGCACAAAGTGCTAAGGATAGAGTGCTAAGAGGATGGATTAATCACCAATTGGTACCAATACCAAACTTACGACACAACTTACATACAAGGATCTATGGGGTACAGCCAACCCCCAACCCCCGATGGGGGGACCATGCGGGTTTTGGACGCCTAATTTGACAAATCCCTCAAATTTGGTATAATGGGATCAACATCGGGGCACAATACATAACGCCCCACCGATCATTGACATAACGGGCATCGCCCGAACCAGTAGGGCTGGCGACATGGGATACGGGAGAGCCGTAGGGCATGGCGTAACAGAGCTGGAATACATGATACCTGGCCTAAAGGGCAGATGACTTTCCGACAATAAGGAGAATCATCATGAGCACAACAACTGTGAAGTTTAAAGTGGCAATGGATGCGGAGCAGAAGGCCGCGAAGAATTTCAAGGAAGTAGAGTTTGAATGTTCATTTGACGGGGTTGATCCCTCGATCATTCAGCGTCATGCCATTGCGAATCAGATTGTCATATGGCAGGGGCAGATCAGGAACAACTGGGATAAGTTCCTCAGTGGGAAACTCCCGAAGATTGTAACATTCGGAGTCCCTCTCTTCGAGGGCGGCCGCAATCGTACCCGCCCGATTACTGAGGACGACATTCGGGCATACCTTGCCGGGAAGTCACCGGAGGAGGTTAGGGCTTTCTTGTGGAATGTACGAGGGGGATGGCAGGGGCAGATCAGGAACGACTGGAGTAAGTTTCTCGAAGCAGGTGGCAACGAAGTAAAGCAGGAGGAAGTGGACAACACTCCAGAGTTGGACGAGGATGGCGATCCGATCTTTGTCGATCCTGGGGACGCAGAAGAATATTAAGTCAATCAGTAGGCTCACCAACTAACCAACCAAAGTTATCTGCTCTTTATGCTGGGTATCATCAACATTAACTTAACAAGGAGATTATCATGCTATATGCAAAATGCCCAGACTGTGGAAAGTTATTATTTAAGTATGACTCTAAATTAGTAATGATATTTGGACGTGAGATATTCATCAAAGAAGGTCAGATATATCTAGGGGAACTTCTGTGTTCTTGTCAGGGTGGAGTGTAATGGGGTGCATTGGTTGAATTGAAAAAGCCGAAAGAATGGATTAAACGCACCCCATGCACACACAAATTTAAATGGAATTGTAACGCAGTAACTGGGTAATGGCGTAACGGGAAAATGCCTTAGAGTTAAGGTGGTACCAAAAAATATTATATAACTAAGAAGGATTATATATAGATTGAATATCAACTCTCTCCATTACAAAATTTTGATTGAATGGTGTGTGTATGGGGTGGATTCATTGGGTTTATGAGACTCTTGACGCTCATTCCATTTGGTGCATTCGGGACTATCGTCCCAATAGTCAGTAGAACTATATACTGGAGGAGGTAGAGATATGGATGGACTACTGGGGTGGAGTACCTACTCGTTGAGATTCTGTGGGTGGTGGATTCGGAGTGGCCGGACTTCTGAATGGGCATTAGTGGTGATTGCTACTAATGTTCGTGTCCTTAATGTATGGAACTAATGGGATTCCGCAAGGAATCATGCTGACCTCTCCAGTCAGACTTTCTCATCTATTAGCCTGACTAGGAGAAGTTGGAATGCTATGTGGATTAAATCATCATAGCATAACCATCTCCACTACTCAAATTAAAATTGGTTAGATATTGACAACTGGTGTAATGTGGTGTATGGTGTAATGGTATGAATGGGGTAATGGATTTGCCCTTAGATCAACAATAACTGGGAGGAAATATTCATGGGACATGAAATGTTACTCATCTGGACTGTACGAGTGGGGATGCTAATCATTGCCATAGTCATGGGAATTTGCATCTATGTCATTAACTTTCCTTATAAATGTATCAGAACATTTGGCTTACCTGCTAAAGGTCGATCTTTTGGTAAGATAGATCCTCATGTTAACGAGTGGGAAGTCCTCTACATTAACAGTGATGGGGATACTCTCAACCGGTGTAAACACTGTCCTGCGGAGACTTGGTCATGATCGTCTATGAAGTAGTTGAAGAAGGCTTTAATGGTGGTACTGATGCTACGGATGAAAAGATTATATGGATTATATCTAAGGATAAAGAATCTGTAATAAGGTTCTGTAATTCTAAAGATATAATTTATACATCTATTGAAGTTACATCTATCAGTATTGACAGTATAGGCATTGACTATGTTATTATAGGAGGTAATTTCTATGAGAAAATCTAAGAAATCAAAATTCCCTGACATGGATCGTTCTCCAGAAGTTCGACGTGGAAAGGAGATGGGATTCTTAAACTTCCAGCCTCTCCACGTGAATCGATGGCAGTGGTCGGATCAAGTGATCTTCTGGACCTGGAGGGATGCTCAGAGGGAGTTCTTCGAGTCTAAGCGTAGAACTGTAAGGGGGAAGAGGTTGATAGTACTCACTGGGCTGGCTATAGTGATTGGCTCAATAATCTGGATGGTAATTTAGGAGGTTATATGAGAAAGCCTAAATCATGTAGTATTACTACTTTAAAAGATTTTCCTGACTCTATCAATATAACTGTTGATAGATATAGGACTTTCGATATTATAGAGAGTCTTCTTAGACAGTTACGAAATGGAGAAACTAAAATTACTTATTCATTTGTAGGAAGATTAACAATTCATAAGGAGGATTAACTCATGTCTCTCAGAATCTGTAATAATTGTACTCGTGTGGAATGTAAAGGTATTGCCTCTATCGGGCCTTGTGGCAAGTATAAGGCTCCCAAACTTCCCACCACCACCCTTCTTCATCACATAGTATCCAAGCCCAACGGACTGGGTACTTTGTACATCCTTCTAGCCGCTTATAAGATGGAGATTGGAGAAACTCCTCGCTACCCTGGATTCTCCCTCATTCTTCACTGATAACTTGGGAGGCCTAAGGTTATGGATTCCAAAGAGATTCTCTCCGAAGTGGTCTATGAGATTAAGAAGCACTCTTTGTATCGTCCGCATCCTAAGCCTACCTACCGACGGACTCGATCCTCTCCTCGGAGTGGCAGAGTCCATCGGATTCCTATTGAACTTTACATGAAGGAGAAGAACAGTGAGTGAATTATCTAAAGCCATACAAGAAAGTGGCATCAATCGTTTAAGTCTCGACACTGACACTATGAAAATAATGAAGGATGCTTTCAAGGGTGGGTGGGAGGCTAGAGAGGCACTCTTAAATCGAAGAGTATCTGAGATAGAAAAAGCTGCTGTTAAGAGATATAAGGAGAAGAACAATGCTACTTAAAATCATCTACCTACTCGTAGTCCTTCTACTTTACATCTGTCTGACTGGGTGGAGTAGGAGGAAATTCAAGGAGGATATTTAACTATGTATAATTATGAAGGATTTACACCCTCTGATATAAATATACTTAAAGAAATTTTAAGTGAAATACCATCAGAAATTACTCGTAATAAATTATTAGATTTACTTAAGTCTTATGATATGATTTCTGAGGAGGTCTTCAATGAAGGTATATCCTGAATGTCCTATACCTTTTAACACTGTCGAATGCAAAGGTCTCTGGTATCGCATTAGTAAGGAGTCCTACCGTACTGGGCGAGGATTCTCAGTTCGCATCCAAGCTAGATTCCTTAAGAGTGAATCCTGCTCTGGATGTCCTGAGTGTGAGGAGATCAGAATTAAGGCTAAAGAATATCTTTTAAAAGTGAATAATCTCCACACTAAAGAGCATGGTCAGAAGTACCGATTACGGCTGATTAAGAAATAAGGAAATCTTATGAATTTAACAAGAGATGCTGCTATAGAACTTTCTGCATCATTATGGAGAGAGGTTGCAGAGACTGGAAAGTTAAAGAGTCGTATTCTATATGAATGGTATTTTGATCCCATGCTACATGACTGTCCTTGTTGTGAGTATGTAAGTCAGGAATATCCTAGGATGTATGTAGGATACCCTGAACTTCAATGCCAAAAAGTATGCCCTCTGTGCAGTTTGTGGCCTTCTGGCTGTGCAAGGGAAGGAGAGTTATACATGCAGTATGTAAGACTTGAGCATGATCCTGAAGCACAACTAAAAGTTGCTAACGAAATTGCTACCAGAGCAGCTAAATTAGCCAAACTTATATAGGTGCACAAGATGCCCTCCTACACCTTAATCGAACTATCCAATAAATCTCTCGAATTCACAACTCGAAAGGTAACTAGCCCTGAGAAGTTCACAACTCAAGTCCATAGGACTTCTTGGGGCTACTTTGTTTACACCCTCCTCACCAAGGAAATAGATATAGAATTCAACAAGCAGAGACTCCTGGACAATATGATTTCGGATACTGCCACTGCCATGAAAGAATGTGGAGAGTGTCTTAAGAAGCTCAATAAGATTAAGAAAGAAAGAGGAGAAAGAATACCATGAAAACTGACTACCCTGAACTTGAAGGAGTAGAAATTGACTATATCTATAATGATGGATCAGTTTGTAAGTCCAAAGTAGTAGGAGTTAACTATCACATAGGCATTACTATAGTAAGAATTGCAAATGCTTCAAGATTTACTGTATGCCTTAATAAGAAACTTCATGATCCTAAAATAAATATTAAGAGTGCTTTGAATAATTATAGGAAATACTTTCATGAAGTTGTAAAAGGTATTAAAGCAGGTCAGATAAAAGGTACTGATCTTGATAAGCATTATGAAAGACTCAGCTGTTATATAAACACTAACTGTGCATTTCAATAGGAGATCCTCATGAAAGATCTAACCATGGCTCAAGTAACCGCCCAACTGAGCAAGCTCACCGAGCATCCATGCTCATTGCAGAATTCCTATCTTCAATATCCTTGGTATTCTAAGGAAGAGATGGCTCAAATCAATAAGAAACAGAAGAAAGGATTCATCAACTTTCCTAATGACTGTCAGATATCTCCTGGATTCCATACATGGAGAGAAGTTCTGGATTACTTTAAGGATTTGATTGAAAAGAGGAAAACTAATGAGTAAACTATCCGAAGTAAAGAACCGTCCTGCAACCCTCATCCTCACCAGTCGAGTGGATGCTCGTTACCTGGCGACCCTCGCTCTTTATTGGGCCTCAGTCGGTGAGACTCCCTCCTCCATTAGTGAACTTATCCGACTAAGTATGGAGAGTTTCGCTGAACTCCTCACACTCTCAGGTAAAGCTGACTTCCCGCAGACCCAAGAAGAGGCCATGATGGTGTTGGAGAGAATGAGCCTCAAGGTTCAGAAGATAAACCCTCGGAATATGGCCACTGCTATGATTGCCGAAGGTATGTCTCTTGACTCTTTGACCACATCCCTCCAGCCTTCAGCCGCCCTTACTACTCCTAAGACTAAAGTAAGTAAACCTACCCATCAGATGGCTCTGGCTAATCTGGAGAACCGACTGAGTGAGGAACTCCAAGAGAGAGTGGCTGAATCTAATGAAAGAACTGAGGAGTTCAAGAAATCTCTTGGGATGATTCCTGAGCAGGCTAAAGAATAGGGGGAGTTGCTATGTTGATTAAATCCATACAGGAATCCACTCTCAACTTATTGGAAGAAAGCCTGGAGACTGGGAAGATGAAAACCTATATTTGTGGGCACCTACATTGCCCGTCCTGCAAGAACCAACTAGATATCGACCTTGTGTGTAGTGTTTGCGGCAAGGCTTGGACAGAAAGAATAATAGAGCAATATATCGGAACAGTACAGATAGACATTACGAAACTGTATGAGGATAAACTATGAGTGAATATAAACAAAGTGAGCTTTACTGGCATGAAGCTCTGGACAGGTCAAGTCTTGCTGTTGATTTTTTCAGTGATAACGTAGCCAACCATGAAGCCGTGTCACATGATGAAGAGTTGAAAGCCGCCGCTGAGAAAATAACTGAGCTTATGGCCGATTTCTATCAAGCTGTGGGAAGAAAAGCTTTTGCGTTTAAGGAGGATAAATCATGAGTGAAAAATTACAATCTAATCCCCGTCTCCAAGAGTTGGCCATAGTTCTTAAAGAACTTCGTGAGGAAATCCAAGATATTAAGGATAAACTAGCCTCTCGTCAGAAACTCTTCCAATCTCTGGATAGGGAGAGAATCAACCTCCAGATCAACATCTGGGAATCAGCTGGTAAGATCACTAAACTTCCTACTATAATCCCTAAAGTCCGTCGATCTACAATCCCCACCGCACCACTTCGTGAGGAGGAACTCTTCGCATCCCTCGACAGCATGACTACTGAAGCCCGTGAGAGTCTCATCCACTCTCTACTTGAATCCAATAGGAAGGAAGCTAGCATCAATCCAACAACTTAAAGAATCATGATCTTATTCTTTTTCAAAAGCGCAGTTGCTTTTGTATGTCGGGTAGTACCGATAGGAAAGTGGCCGGGCAGACGGACTGGCTCTCATGTATGGCGGCGGATACTCGCTTTAGATCGAAGCGGTACACTGGTTTTCTCATGTATGTTGTTGCGCAGGGCGGAGCTTGCGACGCCCGCGCACTGATAAATAATTAGGAGACTTCAATGACTAAGAAAACTAAGAAGAAGAAATTCTACATTAACAATCAGTATAAGAGAGTTCAGATATTCTGTGCTTGTGATAGGGAATATGATTATGCTAATAAGGTTGGTCTCCAGTCTGGTGATAGATGCCCATCTGATATAAGTAGTTCAGAAGAGCAGTGTCCTATTTGTAATTACTACTATTGGATTCATAAGCCCAAAAAATAATTTCACCAAGATGTTGACAACTGTACATTCATATGGTATTGTGTATTCAACAAATGGCAATTATGCCGATTCACTTCAATTCAAACAAGGAGTCTCAATCATGGCTATGGAAACTGTAGAAGCAAAGTATCAGGTAAAGGACAAAGACGGTAATGTTGTACTGAATGAGGAAGGTCAGCCGTCCTGGAAGCAGGCTACTGTTGAATTTGACTTTGGTGACAATCTGGATTCTGCAGTTGAAATCTGTGGTGCTGAGGCCGTGCACTCCAACTACAAGGCCAATGCCAAGGTTGGTCTCCAGTCTATCATTCGTGCCAAGTTGAAAGCTGGTCTCTCCGTAGATCAGATTCAGACCCTCGTATCCGCTTGGAAGCCCGGTATGGTTATCGAGAAGACTCAGGTCGATCCTGCTGTGGCAATTCAGAATGCCTTCTCTTCTTGGTCTCCTGAGAAGCAGGCTGAGTTCCTGGCCTCTCTGGGTGTGCAGTCCTAACCCCCTGTAGGACTGTATTAAAGGTGTGGTCCCGTGCCTTCTTCATCAACGGGACTTTTATTTTACTCTTAGATTGTACCAACCCGATCATTTGAGGTTACTTATATGGAATTTAATTTAAAGACTATATTCAGAATTAAGGAGACAGGAAAAGTCCTGTGCTTCAAACATGCAGTTATGGAAGTAATTACAAATGATACTAATATAGAAGTTATAACCGATGAGTTTGGACAATCAGGTAATGATATGAGAACTTATTGGTGTCAGGAGTGTAACTAATGGCTATCCGATCTGGAATCCAACTTGCTGAACCATTCTCAGAACGTCGCATCCTTAATCAAGGGCGCTTCAAAACCACTTGGTCTCAGCCCTGGATAGTTCAACCCAAGTTGAATGGTGAACGCTGCCGCCTTATTAAGGAAGGTTCTCGCTGCCTTCTCCTATCTTCAAGTGAAGACATTATTCCCGCAGTGCCTCACATAAATCAGGCTGGCCTATCCTTACCAGACGGTGAGTATGATGGTGAACTCTACGTCCACGGTATGTCTTGGAGTGAAATCCACTCTATCGTCAGCCGTGAAACTAACATGCACTCTAATTCAGGAGTGATGGAACTTCATCTATTCGACTTGATAGATAACTCTCCCCAATGGTTTCGTCTACAAAATCTCAACAAGATATTACAATCAATCCCTAATGGCCCAATCAAGTCAGTGCCAGTAAGAGTTTCCGATAGTTTGGAGAAACTCTACTCCCTATATGAACAGTATATAGAGATGGGCTATGAGGGATTTATTGTACGAGAGATGAACTCTTTCTATACGCGCCGCAGAGTTGGTGCGATGATGAAGTTTAAACCTAAGAAGACCGATCACTATATGATTGCTCGTGTGATTGAGGCAATCTCTGAAGAAGGTAAACCTCTTGGAATGATTGGCGCTTTCGAGTGTGTAGATACAGAAGGTACTTATTTCAAAGTAGGAGCCGGTAAACTTTCTCATGATGCCCGCAGAAATAGTTGGATAGACTATAAAATATTCCCCGAACATTTTAAAGGGGAGTATCTTGAGATAGAATACCAAACTATGTCTGATGCCAAGGGAGTCCCCCTATTCTCCCGGGCTGTACGGATTGTATCAGATAAACCTGAGTGCGGAAATGAGGACTAATTATGGAACGTCAACTTTTAGATATTAGAATTCAATTAGAAATGTGTATAACTGAACGTGAAGGTATGATTGCTGAAAACTTACAACGTGCTGCCTGTAGCCAGTCTATGGCTTATGTAAGTACAGACTTTGAATCAGTTAATATAACTCTTTCTGGCCTAATGGATGTTATACGTAATCTTTAGAAAATATTGCTATCATGATTAAATCAACATAGGAATCCGCCACCCTAGAGGATGAAGTCAATCCTTAATTATAAAGAAGGAGAATTGTCATGACCACTAAGAAAGTAGTAAGCGTTAAATTTTCAGAGAAACGTAAGATCAATGAGCTTCGGCATCAACTCCGTGCTCGTAAAGAAGAATATGAATATCTTATATATCAACAACTTGCTAAGATTGACCCTTCAATAAAAGCTCTTATGTCTGAGTTGTATGATCTTGATCCTGAGGCATGTCTTATGATTGAAGCTCCTAAGAAGGGGATAAAGTAATATGAACATCTCTGAACTACCCCTCCCCATCTCATACCATTCAAGTATGGACATTCTCGATAGCACCAAGATTCAATCCTATCAGGATTGCCCGCGTGCTTTCTTCTACGAGTACGTCCTCGGGTGGAGATCCTCCTATCCCAATAACCACTTGCACTTCGGCAAGGCAGTCCACATAGCAATGGAGCATATCATCCTCCACGGCTATCGAGTGGAAGCAGTAATGGAAGCTCTCACCCTCTTCAACGATGAATATCGTAGTGCATTTCCTGAATCTACTGATGAAATCTTTTCACCTAAAACTCCGGGAAGATTTTTCGAGATGTTGATCCTATATCTCAAACAGTATGCAGATGATCTCACCAACTACAAAGTCTACAAGACAGAATTCGGAGGAACTATCCACCTTTCACCTAAGCACAAGATTGCCTTCAAGATGGACACCGTACTCCAAGATCAGCGTGATGGAAAATACTGCTCACTTGAGCATAAGACCAAGGGTGGAAACTATATCTCCGACTCCTACCTATACGAACATATGATGGGAATTCAGTGCGGTACCTATACTCACGTCCTCAACTGCCTCTTCCCGCCTGAAGAAGTAAGTGGTATCATCATCAACTGTATGTGCTTTAAGAAAACCAAAATCGCTGATTATATTCTCAAAAGATTCCCTATTAACTATTCCAACTCCCAGATGTTCAACTGGCTGGAGAATACAAAGAGTTGGATGGATCGCATCTATAAAGACTTCGCTCTGTTGGCGGGTACTACTATTGGAGCTGACCGTATGGATTGCTTCCCTCTGAATGGTAGGAGTTGTTGTAACTGGGGGAGGACTTGCACCTATTTAGGCCTCTGTAATAGTTGGAATAACCCTATTCAGCATCAGGAGAAACTTCCTGCTGATATGAAGGTTGAGTTTTGGAATCCGTTGGAAGAAGATCTTCGAGAGGTACTATCCTTATGAGCACTTCATATAATCTAACACATAAAACATTTCACAATCTACATATTAATGAGAGTTCTAATACACTTGAGTTAGCTGTAGATATTAAAGATTCTAATGGAGATTTAGTAGAATATTATCCAATAACTAAATATTTAACTCCTAGAGATATGGTAGTTATATTTCTTGAGGGTTTAAAAGTCTGTTCTTATTGGATGGATTCTAAGGATTTTAAGGATGCTTTAAGTAAGTTGGAGGACTACTCATTATGAGTAATGATCATCTAATTCTATCTGAGACAAAGCCAGAACTAATCGGAGGACTAACCATTGAAGACGAACGTCAGGCTGAGTTGACTCTTCTGATGCTCCTTGAAGATATGCTTCAATCAGAGAGAGTCCCCTTCCTACAAGAAGCCGGAGTTTCTTTCGACGAGTTTAATAGAATTTACGAGAAATGGTTTAGAGTTCTTGAACGTTATAGAAAGGAGAAAGCAAATGGCAGAACCGACAAAACCCCCAGTCCCACCAATAACTCAGACTACAGTGAAACCTATTGAGGCCAACCTAACTCAGGCTGCTTCTGAGAATGCAGAGTCTATGTACAAAGGTCAGAAGTCCCAACTCATTCTTGGTATATCCAAAAGTGGGCGAGGAAAGTCTAACTCCATTCGTAACTTGAACCCGGAGAATACCTTTCTAATAAACGTGGTGGGAAAGTCTCTTCCCTTTCCCAAAGGTATGCAATACCAAGAGAAGAAGAACATGCTGAACTCAGCCGATCCTGCTACCATCTCTCGGACTATGATGGAAGTATCACGGGATGAGAAGTGGAAACACCTAGTCATTGATGATGCCCAGTACATCATGGCTACTGAGTTCATGGCTAAAGCCCTTGAGAAAGGATTCGATAAGTTCACCCTTATGGCTAAACACATCTTCGATGTGGTAATACTAGCTACTAAATTAAGAGGTAGCCTTAAGGTATTCATTCTTACACACGAAGAAGATACTGGCACTGAGAGGAAGATGAAAACTCTGGGTAAACTCCTTGATGATAAGGTAACTCTTGAAGGCCTGAGTACCATCGTCCTATTTGCCGAAGTAGTAGCCGACGATACCAAGCGATCCTATTACTTCACCACACAAAGTGATGGTTACACCACTGCTAAAACTCCATTCGATATGTTTCCATATCGGATTGATAATGACTTGGACTTAGTGTCTAAGAGGATAGATGAGTATTATAAGGGAGTCCCTCTAAAGGATTCTAAACTGAAGTTCATTCCATAAGGAGGAAGTTATGCCTGAGACTAAGAAGTATTGCACACCATTGCCTGAAGAAGTAATTAAAATCTCTGGGGTAGAAATCACTTACGGTGGAGAGTTTGATGAAACTCTACTTGAAAAATGTTTAGACATGTTACCAGACAGTGAACTTGATGAGCCTAAGTATGAAGATGGCCCTGGAGTTCCTGGATGGGAAGATCGTAGTAAGGATATTGAGCTTGGCATAACTGATGAATCCGCTCCTCAAGCTCAGTGTGAAACCACTCCTAAATCCATTGGGTGCAAAGTGCTCGGAGATCAATTCATATATGCAATTCAAGGTCTCATCACCGACCTCGAATCAACAAAACCTCCTGGCTATATCCTCGCTATAGGAAAGCTGAAAGGTGCAATCATCAAACTTCAGGCTGGCGACTAAGCCTGTCCTGACAATCAGCGCATTAGCGCTAATCAACAACAAGGAGTATTGCAATGAGTGAAGAAATCTATCAGGATGTAGCAAGTGAAATGGGTGAGAGTATTCTGGACATCGACACAGGTGATGCAGTTGAGCCTACCTGTGTTGAGGATGGGGAATATAAGATCCGGATTACTGGATTCAAGAAGGACACTGATGGTAAGATCGTTCGAACCAAAACTGAGACCGGCAACAAGTTCTTCATCGTGAACTTTGATATTCCTGATGAAGCTAGTTCCAGAAACTTCAGTAAGATCTTCTCTGTGCCGGTCGAAGGTATGGATGCCAAGAAGTTGAACGGTGTTAAGTGGGATCTGGAGTGCCTCAAGCGTGCATTCAATCTCACCGAGCTGAACTTCAATGAGATGGTAGGGAGGGAAGGCTATGCTATCCTACGCAAGTCCCACTCCGAGCAGTATGGTGATCAGAATGATGTTGTAAAGTTTATCATTGGTGCGTAAGTAAGTTAGCAAACTGGTTAAGGCTCTCGTACGAAGTAGGTAAGGCAAGCCGGGCGCTCCGGTAATCCTTAACCATGTTTTGCTACATTGATTAAATCCACATAGCAAGGAGGGGATAGAATCCCCCTTAACTAATCATGCCCCCTGAGAAAGTAGACGAGTTGTATAAGAAGATGGACTGCCTATGCCCTTTATGTAGAGAAACCCATGTGATGGAACTCTACTGGACAGGTATCGGCATTCCCCGAAAGTATTGCAAACCCTGTCTATCCACAGTCTCAGGAACTTTCAATGCTATAAAAATAGGTATAAGGAGGGCCCTCATACGTGAGCACGGATCAAAAGAGTAGCTCAGCAGGTGGAGATTATCGTCCACGTCTAGCAGCTGAACTCACTCCCGAACAGCACCAAAAACTTCTGCAGATCCTACCTCATGGTATGCAGAAACCACTATTTCAAGCTCTTGTGCAGGGAGTCTTAGATCTCTACGACAAGGGAGGTCTTCCCGCTATAGGAGCCATCGTATCAAACCACATCGGAATTACCCAAGTAGTAACTTGTGGCCTGTCCCGATCTCGTAACAGTCAGATAGAATTCTTTGAGAATAAACTAAAGGAACTTAGGAATGGCCACGATTGATTCCTTAGGAATATCCATATCAGATATGAGTCGGCCTGAACTTATGGTTAAGATCCACAAGATCAGAGCCACTCGTCGTACTCGACCTGCTGCTCGTAAATCTGCACCGGCTAAGGTCTCTCGTGCACCTAGCAAGAAAGCTCCAAAGCAACAAGATTTATTTGCCCTAGCTAATGGTATGACCACTGAAGCAAAGGCCGCCTTAGCGGCATCCCTCATGAAAGGAGTTAAGAAATGACACCAGAAGAAAAGAAAGAATTCCTTAAAGAGTTCCTTGATTTTATAATGGGAGTGGAGGATACAGTTCTCTGCATTGAGTCTAATGATCCTGAATCTGATCAGCAATACAGTGAAACTACTAAGGATGAAGTCGAACTTATTGATAGTTTCCTCAGTGCAAGAGAGGGGTGCTAATGGATACTCCGGAAATTCCTATAACTTCCATAGAACTGGGAGAACGCTTCCGTAAAGATTACGGAAACATTGAGCAACTCATGTTCTCAATCAAGAAGAATGGCCTAATCACTCCAGTCGCTGTAGGCGTAGCCGACAAGGTTAAGGTGGGAAGAGAGACTGATCTCCCTTATATCCTACTTGCTGGGGGTCGAAGGATGGCGGCCCTAACTGCTATGGGCTGGACTTCTATCCCTGTCCGGATTTACGACCAACCTATCTCCGAACTAGACTTACGTTCCATTGAGTTGGCTGAGAACTTTGATCGAAAGAGTATGGAGTACGCAGAAGAGATTGCTCTCATGAGACAGATCAACAATCTCCAGATTGAAATTCATGGCCCTAAGATAACTAGAAGTCCTGATGCGCCTGGCTGGAGCCAGGCAGACACCGCTAAGTTAGTGAAGAAAGATCCCTCAACCGTGGCTAAGGATCTTCAACTAGCCGAGGCCATCGAAAGATTTCCTGAACTCCAACTAGACAAGTGTAAGAATAAGGCTGATGCTTTTAAGCGCCTTAAGAATGTAACCAAAACTCTAAACAATTCAGCCCAAGCTTCCGCATATACCAAGAGTGCCGGGGCCAATGATAAAGTATTCAAGAGACTCTCTTCTTCCTACATCATTGGAGATTGTCTTGAGACCTTTAAGAAGATTCCTAACAACACACTAGACTTCATTGAGATTGACCCTCCGTATGCAATCGACCTACAGAAGGTTAAGAAAGATAACGAGTGTATGGGATACAACGAGATAGACAAGATGGAATATGCTTCCTTTATGTCTAAAGTATTCCAAGAATCCTATCGAGTACTCCGTGAGGGGTCATGGCTAGTGTGTTGGTTCGCTGCTGATCCTTGGTTTCAGGAGATTGCATCTCTGATGCAGGGTGTGGGATTTAAGATGAATCTAATCCCTGGGATTTGGGCCAAGCCTAATGGTCAAACTGCTCAGCCCGAAACCTTTCTAGGTAATGCTTATGAGATGTTCTTTTATGCTCGTAAGGGGCAGGCTAAGTTACAGAGACCAGGACGCTCCAATATCTTCCAGCACAATCCAGTGCCCCATACCAAGAAGTATCATCCAACTCAGCGTCCCATTGAGTTGATGCAAGATGTATATACCACATTCGCTAAGCCTGGAACTAATGGGTTTATTCCTTTCTTAGGAAGTGGAGTGGGTCTTATAGTTGGGCATAACAACTCTATCAACATGATAGGTACAGACTTAACTCAACAATTCAAAGATGGTTACATTCTTCAACTTAAAGAAATGTTAGGAGCGACAGAATGATACTCTTCTTCGATACTGAAACAACCGGCCTACCTAATGGAAAGCTTCCCTTCAATCACCCTAATCAACCAGCTCTTCTCCAACTTGGAGCAGTCCTCACTGATGATAAGGGAGAAGTAATTGAAGAGTATGCCACTCTGGTAAAGATAGGTTCTAAACCCATCCATCCTATGGCTCTAGCTGCACATGGAATCTCCAGTGAGAAGGCAAACTCTGAAGGTATCCATCCTATGGAAGCTCTCACTAAATTCCACTCTATGTCCCAAGATGCTGAGTTCTTTGTCTGTCATAACTTTGACTTTGACTATAAGTTGATTCAAATCTTGGCACATTCTCTCACTCAAACCCATGGAGATGAACCTACTCTCATTCTTGATGAGATCAATGAACTCCCTTACAAATGCACCATGAAGAGTACCATTCAGTTTTGCGCCCTACCTTTCCCGTCCGGTAGGAAGGGTTGTAAGTTTCCAAAGCTTGAAGAACTTCATCGAATCTTATTTAATGAAGAATTCTCTGGTGCTCATGATGCTCTAGCTGATGTACTCGCAACTAAACGTTGTTACTTTGAACTTGCTAAGAGGGGGATACTCTAATGGATGCTATGCAAAAGCCTACACATTACACAACTACAGAAAGCGGATTCTGGGAGCCTTGGCCTTTTGGATACCTAAATACTAATGATATTACAACACATATTAAAGACTTAGTAGATCTTACAAAACTTCCAATCTATGCAGTTAAATTTAAAGATGATACTATCTTTGAGATGCCCATTGAAAGTACATCCTTTTTAACTTCAGAAGATGTAGAGAGTCTGAAGAATGCAATAAGGCCTGGTAAGGTTATAGAAATTGATGCAACTACTCTTCCTGAATATCCTATAAAAAAGATTATTAAAAAGAAACTAGGAGACTCTCTCAACGAAGCCCACTCTATCATCAATGGTGAGCGTCAGGATTCTTATGGAAATCCTGAGGATTCCTTCTCATTAATTGCTCAGTATTGGAACGCTTATTTTTCTGAGGGTAATATGGATTTAAAGAAACTAACTGCACTCGACGTAGCCCACATGATGATGCTATTCAAGCTCGCTCGATGTTCAGGCCAACAGTCTAAGCGTGACAACTACATCGACATCCAGGGGTATGCCGCTATTGCTGCGGATAGATTAGTGAAGGAGTAAGATATGAAGATTCTAGAAGATGGATTCTATGCTTTAACCATTCTCATAATTTTAATTCTTATGACAATCTCTCATGTAGAACAAGACAAGAGACTCGATATTCTTGAACAGTCAAGACTTGAACAGGTTGAGAAAGAGAAACTGGTAGTAGGCTACTGGACTTGGAATCCTCAGTACTGCCAATATTTCTATGGAGCCAAAGATGAATAGTATAACTTACACCTGCCCTAGATGTGGCCATGTACACTCAATGTCACGATGCCCTAAGTGTGGGTATTGTGCAACTTGTGATTATAAGGAGAATTGAGATGAAGATTATCAAACCATCTGTAGAGTTTTTTGGCGCCGTACCGACAGACTATGCTGGGGCACTGGCTTTCATTGAGAAGGCCGGGAGGACTTGCTACAAGTCTGAGGACAAGATCACTGCCGACAGTGCCGAGGGGTTTGTCAAGCGCTTGATTAAGGCTAGGCATCTGGCCATGGTGGAGCACAGTAATTTTGTGGTGCGCATCCCGCTAGGTACTGGGGCCTCCGAACGGATACAGTCTGCCGACAAATACTTGAACGTGTTTAATGATGAAGACTACGGCTATATCGGTGGGAGCTTAACCGCGTGGGTACAAACTCCATACCTAGCTGCAAAGGGAATGTTATTGTTCCGAGGGGTATACGGAGAGTTGTTTGGTCTGAATGTCGTTGATGGGAAAACTGACTGGCAAGTCTGCCCCCACAACGAAATCCCCAAAGCCCTCCACCGCTACTCGGCCAAGTTCATCTGCGACCGGGGAGTCAGCCACGAACTTGTCCGGCACCGGCCTTGCAGTTTCGCTCAGGAGTCCACCCGCTATGTCAACTACGGCGGCAAGGACATGGAGTTCATTGAGCCTGCTGGGTTTGAGGAGTGGAGTCCTGGCAACCAGCAGAAGTTTGCAAATGCCTGTGGGCGATCTGAGGAGCTGTACAAGGCAATGCTTTATGGTGGACTATCCCCCCAACAGGCTCGGGCTGTGCTGCCGAACTCCCTCAAAACCGAGATCATCATCACTGCCGATGCCGCTGAGTGGGCGCACATCAAGAAGTTGAGAACACATCCATCTGCCCATCCTGACATGGTGCGGATTATGAACATGATGCCTTGGAATGATTTCCTGTGTTGATTAAATCCACATAGCAATATGGAGACATATATGAAACGTATAGAAATTAAAAAAGAAATACGAATAGTATTAGAACTTACTGAAATAGAGGCTAATACACTTAAAGGGTTAATTCAAAATCCTATAACAAATAATGAGGAAGAGTGTATATCTAAATTTCGTTCAGAATTATTTAACTTATTAGATATTGAAGCCTGGGATAGGTAAACAAGATGAAATCATTAAAAAGAAAAGAGTTTGAAAAAGCTAAATGGATTCCAGATCGTCTTGGCTATCCTATAAATCCAAAGGCTGATCTTAAATGTAAAGAATGTGGCGGACACGGAATAGTTGATGTAGGTTATACTGGATGCTCATTAGAAAATTGTCCCTCATGTCATATAAAGGATACTGTATGATACCCAAAGCAACATACGTCCCATCTTCGGGCGACAAACTAACTGCCAAGTACATCGTGATAGGCGAGCAACCTGGTCGATCTGAAGTAATGAAAGGTCGTCCATTCTGTGGACTATCAGGCTTGGAGCTTGATGATAATCTTCACAAGGCAGGGATCACTAGGAGTGAGTGTTACTTTACTAATGTCATTAAAGATATAGACCGCCCTATTGCTCACTACATAGAGTTCACGAAGAAAGGTCCGGTAATCCATCCTGAAGGGCAGGAGTATATCAACCAACTGGCCGCTGAAATCAACTCATGTTCAGCTAAGGTAATCATAACCCTGGGAAATATACCTCTCTTTGCACTCACCGATAGGTGGGGTATTAACCGCTGGCGTAGTTCCATTCTCCGCTCCAATCTAATTGGTGGAGATAAGATAGTAATCCCTGCACTTCACCCAGATACTATCACTTACAAGTATGTCTACAAGAACAAACGTCTTCTGATCATGGATCTTAAACGGGCTAAGAAGATCCAAGAGAATGGGCACATTCCTACCCCTCGTCAGATAACAATACGTCCTACCTTCTCACAATCTATGCAGTTCCTCACAGCCTGTGAGCAGTATGGTCTGATGGGGAATCCCATCTCATACGACATTGAAGTAGATGTATTCAACGGAGAAATGACCTGTATCTCCTTTGCCTACGATGCTGAGAATATCATCAGCATTCCTTTCACATGTGAACATGGAGATTACTTTACCATTGATCAAGAGATAACCATTCTCCTTAAGATAGCCAGTCTACTAGAAAATGCTGAGATAGAAAAGTGTGGGCAAAATCTCTGCTTTGATTCCCACTATATGCTTCGTAAGTATGGGATCAAGGTAAGGAATATGCACGACACTATGATAGCTCAGAAGACCCTCCTCCCTGACTATGCTGTAGGTCTGCATTTCATCTGCTCTCTTTATACTGACATCCCATACTACAAGGATGATGGTAAGTATTGGCTGAAGGGAATAGGAAACTTTGAGAGTGGTTGGAGATACAATGCTCTTGACTCAGCAGTCTGTGCTGAAGCCCTGCCTAAGCAACTCCAAGATCTGATCCGTCAGCAGAACTACTATGCTTATGAGCGTAAGTGTAAAACTATCCCTGCCTACGTCTACATTATGGAGAAGGGAATTCGAATAAACGTAGCCTCCATGACTCAGGCTTACAATGAGATGGGCCATGAGATGGAGGATACTCTAAAGGAACTTCACAAGGTTTGTAAGTTTGACATCAATCCCAACTCACCTAAACAGGTAGCTAGTTATTTCTATAAACAGAAAGGCTTACCAGCATATAAGAATAAAACCGGAGGAGACACTACAGATGAGAAAGCACTTAAGAGGATTGCAAGAAAAGGTTATGGAGAAGCTTCACTCATCCTTAGACTCCGGGGACTTTCAAAAGAGCGAAGCACTTTCCTCGACCCTGCTAAAGTTGATGTAGACGGAAGAATGCGGTGCTCATATAATCCCGTCGGAACCAGATTCTCCAGAGTTTCTTCCTCTGAAAACATATTTGGAACAGGAAATAACTTGCAAAATCAACCTCACAGAGTCCTCACCCATTTCTTAGCAGACCCTTGGCATATCTTTTATGGGCTGGACTTAAGTCAAGCTGAGAATAGATTGGTCGCCTACATCGGCCGCATCACTCAGATGATTGAAGCCTTTGAAAGAGGTGAGGATATTCACGGACTGACTGCCAGAATTATGATGAACATCTTCTTCAATGGTAAGTCTGATCACTTAACTGTGAAGGACTTAGCCCCTATTGGCGATGGTAAGAAGACATGGCGTGACTGGGGAAAGAAAGCCAATCATGGTCTTAACTATGACCTCGGCTTTAAGACCTTCTCCTTGTATAATGAGATCCCTGAACGTGATGGTAAGATGATTGTTGACATCTATCACAAAGCATATCCTGGGGTGCGAAGTGGCTTTCATGCTTACATCAAACAATGCATCAACAAGAATAGAACCTTAACTAATTACATGGGTCGTAAGACTCTCTTTACTGATCGCCTTGACGACGCACTCTATAAGGATGGCTATGCTTGCATACCTCAAGGAACAGTTGGAGATGTGATTGATCAGAGGGGAATCAACTATGTATATTATAATACTAACCCACTCTTTAAATATGTTCAACTATTAATTCAGGTACATGATCAGATAGGATTTCAAATCCCATCTCCTCTGCATCCTGAAACTCCAGTGAGTTGGGAAGATCACTCAAGGATTCTGACCATGGTTAAGCAGAGTCTTGAGACACCACTCTATACTCACTATGGACAGCGGTTTATAATCCCTGCTGATGTAACTATGGGAGTTTGTCTTAATAAAGAATTAACTTTTGAAAATCTGCGAAAGAAATATCCTTCAAATATGGCAGCAAATATGACAAAGGCTAAGGATCTTAAATCTATTGATCCTCAATCTATTGAACAATCTTACTATGAGGTAACACAAGGATGGCTACCGACGGTATGACACAGTGCATAAAATGTAAAAGGCCTATAAAAGATATAGCTATTAGAGATGCACTAGTAACTTTAGGATGGACTCCTCCTAAAGAGAAAGAAATACCTAAATGTTGTGTATGTGGCACTACTGAAAATTTACGTAAGGATGGATGGTATGGTTATAGATGTAGTTCTCCAGACTGTATATGTTTTTAGGAGGGTAGAGAATGCCTCGTAGACTTGCCGACTGGCTGGACTCTTACATGGAGTTCACTGATCAAAGTGAACCTCCAGAACTCTTTCATATATGGACAGCTATCTCCACAGTCGCTGCTGTTCTCCAAAGGAAATGTGTAATTAACTGGGGGCCTATCCGCTTCTTCCCCAATATGTATGTAGTGCTATGTGCCCCTCCTGGTAAGGCTCGTAAGGGTACAGCCATGGCTTATGGTTCCACATTCCTTTCTCGCATTGGAGTGAAGGTAGCTGCGGAATCTATAACCAGGGAGGCTCTAGTCCGTGAGATAATGGAAGCTGCAACTACTGAGATTAATGATGAGACTGGAGAGCTTACTTTCCATTCTTCACTTACCATTTTCTCTCAGGAGTTAACAGTATTTCTTGGCTATAATCAGCAGCAACTGATGATGGATCTTACTGACTGGTTCGATTGTGGGAGAGGGCCAGAAGGAAAGTGGACTTACCGTACCAAGCATCAAGGTACTGATGACATCACCGGGATTTGGATTAACCTGATTGGGGCCACAACTCCTGGCCTACTTAGATCAACCCTTAGTATGGATGCTATCGGCGGTGGATTAACTTCACGAATTATCTTCGTGTATCAAGAGGAGAAAGGAAAGTCTTGCCCAGTTCTCTTTCAAACTCCGGAGATAATTAAACTTGGTGAGGATCTCTATTCCGACCTTGAGCAAATCTATTTACTCAAGGGACAGTTCAAACCATCCTCAGACTTCATTGACTTATGGGTTGAGTGGTATGTTAAGCAAGAGGGTAGAACTGTATTCAACACCCCTCATCTTGAAGCCTACTGTGAACGCCGCCCAGTTCATGTAATGAAACTATCCATGATCCTAAACGCTTGTCGCACAGATAGCATGGTGATTACATCTGTGGATCTTCAGAGGGCTATCAGCCTATTGGAAAAAACTGAATGCCACATGCCTAAGGTCTTCTCAGGTATAGGTAAATCTCAACATGCTGAAGTACTCAGCAAGATAATGAATGAGATTGGTTTGACTGGTACAATCTCACTCAGAGAACTTCAGAACAAATTCAAGTACGATGCCGATGCTAGAGTCCTAGATCTTATTGTTCAAACTCTGAAGAGCATGGGCTTTATCTCCACAAGAGATACAGAGAGTGACACAATCCTTATACATAATACTAAGGGAGGTGTCCAGTCATGAAAGCCCTAGTGGATATGCTTCACTTACTTCTCTGTCAGATGCCTCATATCTATGACATTATGAAGATTGTTCATAGGGAAGAAGGTAACTGTTACTACTATCTGGAAAATGATATAGCACATGGTGATACCCTTCCAGACCACTTGAAGTGGCGTAAGGTAGTAGAAAACTTTAAAGCCTCCACCGGAATGGTTACCGATAAGGAGGCTCTAGAGTTTATTAAAAGAAGTATAGAATGTACTCAAAATATTAAAAGGTTAGTAGGTACTAATGAAGCTAAAGTAAATTTCATTCGTACTCTTATAGACCTTTAGGTAATTTAAGGGAGGGGCTTTCTAATTTAAAATTAGGAGTTCCTCCCTTCTTCTTTTTCTTTTCATCTATATAAATCCCCAAGATAATCTGATAAGGATCTCCCCCTCTGCTAGCAGTCTTAACTCCCTTAAGTATCTGATTAGTCATAGGAATACCCCAAGCATATCCAACCGACTTAGCTATCAACATGCTAGCATTCAACTTCTGACGTTTAGTCATACTGCCCCAATCCATAAGATCATTAACAGCCTTAGCAGCCTCTGGCACATCCTGTGCAAACTCTCCAATTACCCCACCAAGACTACTTCCATACTTAGTTGATCCGCCCCATACTGGAAGCTTTTCAGTGAACTCTAACAAAGCACTAAAGGTGGCAGAAGGAATTCCTTTACCTTCATCTCTTGATTCCATAAACGCATCAACAGGTGTAGGAAATGGAGAGTTAAGTCCCGCTGCTTTGAACATTTCTCCTATAACCATTACACCTATGCTGTACCTAAAAGCTCTACTTACCTGTTGAGGTTTAGTTATATCAGGATTTTTAACCCCAGCTATATCCTGTAAGATATAATTAAAATCTGCGATTCCAAAGGTCTGAAGAAGCGTAAGCCATTTGGTAGCAATGCTGGCCTGAATAGGAGAAACAGCTCCTCTAGTTCCCATACCTTGAGTTCTCTCTACAAGATCATCAGCATAGGCTATAGCATCTTTTTCCCTTAACTTCAATTTACCTTTAGCATAATGAAATCCAGCATTCCATCCAATCTCAGCTACCACACTATCGATTAGGTCCATAGGGGCAAAAGCCATCTTAGTGGCTATAGCCTTTCCTCCCTTCAGAGTTCCCAACCTCATCTGTTCTACAAAATCACTCCATATCAATTCAGCTTTACGGATATGAAGAGAGTTGGAAAGAGTCTGAGCTTCTGACTTACTTCCCTTAAAAGGTTTCTCAATCATATACCTACCTGCCCCATATAAAGATGCAAGTAAACCAAGGTTAGCATATACACCTATGAGGGCCGTAAATTGTTTGACAAATGTCTGAAGATTCCCACCTATAATTCCCACAACTATATTCTTACTCAACTGTTGAGCCACATTCCTGATGAATGGATTCTCAATAGCCATAATAGAAGAGGTTCTATCTATTCCCATTATCTCATCAGACCACTTAAGAAGAAGTTGAGACAGTGCTGGGTTATGATTCTTAAGTATAACAGTACCTTTACCTCCAGGCTTAGGTAGTGGTACTGTAGCTAATTCCTTAAGTTGTGCAGCAAGAGGCCCAGTATAAATCTCCTCCAGTGTGTAATTAAGATAAGACTCCATTACTTTGAATACATCCAACTCAATAGGAATATCTGATACCTTACGTACCTTAGCATGAGGATTAAAAATCCCATGGTAGTCACTAGATATGGATGAAATTCTACGAGCGTCCGTAGTGGTGATTCCCTCTAGTACTCCCATCTCTCTGAGAACATTCATCTGTCTCATGAGAGGGAGATAGTTCTCTTTACCATTTTTATCAAGGAGTCTAGGAATAGGCTTCTGTCCTGTATGAGTACGGACATAGTTAACTCTATCCAACATCTTAGAGGTAGTCTTAGTCATCCAATTGAATACTTCCATTTGCTTAGCATTCATAATAGGAATATCTTCAGGCTTAATTCCCATAGCAGTGAAGGCTTCCTCTCCACCCTTCATATTTGCATAAGCAGCCAGAGCTAATCCTTCTCTTTCTTTTTTAGTAAGACTATCCTTCTTAAGTGTAATCTCCTTACCTAAAGAGTTATACTCCAACTCTTTTTTAGTCTTAAGCTCTCTCCAATCACGATAGATTTCAGAGAGTCCAAATCTTCTAAAGGCATTAATCCTAGTTTCAGTAGCCTGAAGATACCGCTGAATAGTTCCTGTGTGAACGTTAGTTATTTCCCTCCCACTAACAGGATCAACCTTAACATTCAAGTCTCCCCAGATATTATGTCTAGTAGCATTCATTATCTTAGAAGATAATACTTGAGTGATAGGAGGCATTACACTTTTAATCTCACCTAACTTATTCCTCTTAACAGTTTGATGTACTACGGGGCCACTTGGATTAAGGATCCTTTCAGTAATAGGATCTAAACTTCTAAGCGTTTCCTTATCCTTAGGCATTTGTGCTAAGGCTACTTTGAACTGGGCAATAGATTCAGGACTCATACCTATCATATCTAAGAATTCATCAACACTCTTCCCTGCTTTCTTAGATGCCTCAACAACTTGTTCCATTTTATCTACCGCTATACGAAGAGGGGTTACATCTACTGACCCTCTCTCATTACTGAATATACTGAAGAGATCTCTAGTTCCATCCTCACTCATCTCACCATAGTCAAGAGTCTCATCTGAGATCCTATTCCTATGTTCAGAAGTAAGACTCTCCACTCCATCTTCCCATCCAAGATCTTCAAATCCTTCCAACTCAGGTTCAATAAACCATTCTTTACTCAAGGGATCTTGAATCAACTCCCCCTTTTTTCCAGTAGCTTCCTTGTAAGTATTACCCTCAGCCTCAGACTTGAAGGTAGCAAAGTTAGAATCAATGACCGGAAGATCTTTCGGTGTTACTGGAACTTCTTTTGCTACGTTGATTTTATCCACATAGCGTTCTTTATACTTCTTAAAAGCATCTGCAATCTCTGGACGGATTGTTTCTTTAGGAGCATCTACCTTCTTACTCTCCTTAACTAAAGCCTTAAGATCCTTTTTCAACTGAACCTCTTCAGCCTTAAGAACCTCAGGAGTAGGTTCAATCTCAGACTCTACACCTTTAACTTCTTCAGGTACAAAGTCTACATTAGGACGTACAGGAGCATTAGGATCTTTAATAACAGTCCTATAATATTTATCCCCTACCTTAGCCACCCAGAATTCCGAACCCTCTGGCTGCTCAGCTTCTATCTTGGCTTTAGCATAGGGGATTTCACTCATAACTTCAAGATCAGCTTTAAGAGCATCCATCGAAGCATATTCAGGAATATCAGTTTCAATGAACTTTCCTACTGCATACTTGTCACCTATCTTAATCACTTCATGATCTGCGCCTTTACGTTCAGCAACCTTTTGTGCTGACTCAGGAGATTCAAATCTTCTCTTATCTCTAATCTCATAACCCTCACCTTTGGCCAGAGATGTATTGTCGAATTCAGAGATTATCTTATCAACAGTAATCTCAGATTTATTAACTCCGCCTAGTACTTCTAACTTCTTTCCAGTCCTCTTCTCATAAACTCCACCTACCATATTAAATAGCTGTTGAGGAAAGGATACCTGCTCGTGTAATTTATTATCCCTAATATTCTTAAACACATCAACCATTATAGCCTGATCTTCAACTGGAATAGAGTTCTCAAAATGTTTAAGAGCTACATCAGGATTATCCATTTCAGAAGTTAGAATATCAGTGCCTGTAGGTTCTAACTTCTTACCCATTTCTGGAAGATTAATAGGAGTTGCAGTCTCCTCAACAGGGGAAATCTCAGGAGTAAGTACAGCATCTCTATCTTTAATAAACTTCTCAATCAAAGCCTGAGACTTCGGACCTACACCTTTCATACTTTTAAAATCTACTCCTTTTGCGTCTCCTTCAAGATCACTGATAATCTTAGCAGTTCTATTCAATGCCCCCTTAGCATGGCCCTCTCTCTTAAGAGCCTCAGTCATAAGACCTTCAGCTATAGACTGATTACCTTCAAACTTAGTCTTAACATTTGAAGATACAGCTTCCTTAATATTGAAATTCCTCAATGCCTCTAATGCTGCGGATGCTACATCAGGAGGTGTATCAACTGGGATAGCCTTCTCAACTTCCTTGAAATCTGAGATAGTTAAAGGTTTACCTTTCTGCAATTTACCAGTAACTAATGGAAGTCCAAGAAGAAGTGAATTAGTAACATAATGAGATGCTTGAACTCTTTTATCAACCTCTTCTTTTGGAGTGGTAGGATCTGCCAACTGTCTTACAGTATTCCCTACTGATCCAAGAAGAGTTCCAAATACTAAATCAATAGGCTTCATTAACAGTTTGCCTGTATCAGTAGTAGGATGATAAGTTCCGGCAGCACTTATCTTCTCTGCAACTTTCTGTCCTTCAGCAAAACCTCCAGCTACATCAAACTTATCACCCCTACTTTGAGGAAGCATAGCTGTAAGAGCTGTAGGAGCTGATGCAACTTGCCCAAATGGGAAAGCTATAAGTCCAGAGATCATTCCTGCAATAGCTTCAGGAACTCCCAATGCTACATCCTTAGCAGCCCCATATAATCCAGGTTCTGCAACAGAAGGCTCAGACTTAGTTAGAGATTCCATCAATGCAGGAACTACTGCATCTCCAAAGAGAGTCTTAGGTTGAACTTTAGGAGCCTCAACTTTAACTGGAGCTGCAGGAGTAGCAACTATAGGAACTTCATCAAACTGATCAAAAGCATTACTCCCAGTTGCTACAGAGTCAAACTGATCAAACGGGTTTGCCATTAGATTCCCTCCGGCAAGTATCCATATTTCTTCTTGAATTGATCTTTAAGTGCAGGATTCTTTTTGAGCAAGTCTAATGCCTCTGCAGGAGCTACTCCAGTCTTAGGAACTTTAACATATCCACCTTTCTCACCGGTGAAAGGAATCTCCACCCCGCCAATAGTCTTAGGGGAAGTATCAGGAGCTTTAACATACTTATCATTAGGTGAGTGTTTGTTATACAATGCTACATAACTATCAAGTGAGGCAGGATCAAGAGTATTTCCTTTACTATCCTTACCACTTGCGATAGCAGCACCTATTCCAGCTATCTGAGTATCCATATCTAACTGCTGAGCAGGAGTAACAGGCTTAGGGGCATTAGCATCCCTAGTAGTCTTATCTGATATATCAGCTCTCCTACTAGCAATATCTGCATTCCTCATAGCCACTGCAAGCAGGCCCTGACTAACTGCAATCTGAGCATCACGGTCAGCTTGACTTGCACGATCTCTAGCTTCCTGTGCAGTAATTCTTTTCTCTGCAAGTTCCTGCTGAATATTAGCCTTCTTCTCATCCAATGCTAACTTGGCATTAGCTATTACATCTTTCTTACCTGCAATATCAGCAGCTTGCTGAGCCATAACTTGATCAGCTTTCATCTTACCTATACTCTGCCCACCTAATAACATCATCTGAATTTCTTCTGGGCCTAAACCTCTAAGATCTATATCTTGCCCAGCTAGAGCA